AAAGGATTTGGCGAGTCTTGCGCGTGCGCTGGCGGCTATCCGCGATCAAATCCGCATCATGCGGGGCGTTCCCCTTCCTGGATCACGTCGCCCGTCCGAGAAGAACGACAAGCGCCGATCGTATGATCCCCTGACCGACTTCCAGCCAGGGAAGTGAGGGGTGTCTGAGGGGGCAACGGAACGTTGTAATGGTTGGGGGAGTTTCAGATCACCGTCAAGTCTTAACCTTGCGAGGCAATCCATGGTTTATGTTGAGAGGGATTACACTACAACATAGCAATCGTGTGAGGGAATCCCCTACAAGATGTAGTACCCTTCCTGTGGTGGTGTCGAGTTGAATATAACATCCGCATCCCGCAACTGTGACACTCACATACAACCTGTGGTGTAGGCTCTATGCTTGCTGTTGGACGGCCACAAGCGAGTGTAACCCTCGGTCACCAGCCCAGGCACACCCAGGCCATCCCCCCTGCTCGATCAACGGCAGGGCCGACAACCACCCTACCCTCTCCATCGCTAAGTAAAATTTAAGCATTTTTTTTCGGGCCGGACCGTCCCCACGGTGCGCCGCACGGCAGGGGGAATCGGGGTGCCGCCGTGTTCGTCATACCCCGTTTTAGCTGGAGCTGTATTTTTGGAAAAGATTGGTCAAAAGACCGGTCCCCTGGGAGATTCATGCCTCTGCCTGTCGTTACATTCGTTACAGAAAATTACACAGCATTACAAACCATTACCGAAAATAAATTCAACATCTTACGTTTTTCTGTTGACGGGTTTTGGGGTTTTCCGTCATAGTGTGGGCGCGTAGAAAAAGTGATGAGTCTTTCACCACAGAATTCCGAAGTGGCACGATGCCCGGCAACGGGATGGTTTTCGCGTCTCGCCAGAGAAGCCTTTTCCAGCGCCATCGTGTCACTTCAGAGTTTTGTGTGAAATCTCCGGCCTTCCAGTTTTATCCCGGCGACTGGCTTTCATCGGCAAAGATTGCGTGTATGACGTTGGAGCAGGAAGGGGCTTACCACCGGCTTTTGTGCTACGACTGGATGAAAGACGGCATCCCGGATGACGACTCGGAATTGGCGTCCTTGTCGAAGATGGGTGAGGGGTGGTTGAAGGGTGGTTCAACGGTGCTTCGGAAATGCTTCCAACCACACCCTGACAAGCCGGGGTTTTTGACCAACGAAAGGCTTCAACAGGAGAGGGAAAAGCAGGCTGTTTGGAGGGAAAAGAGTCGGAAAGGCGGTGTAAAGAGCGCACAATTAAGGGCTTCCAATAATTCCAAGGGTGGTTCAAGGGTGGTTGAATTTGGTTCCAACCAAAAGGCAACTCTTCAGTCTTCATCTTCATCTTCTGAGAGAGAGAGTAAGAATGGTCATCCTGACTTGGAAGCGGTAAAGCTTTTATGCGCAAAGGCGGGCCTTCCAGAGACGGAGGCCGTTAAATTTTTCCATCACTACGAATCGAATGGATGGAAAGTCGGGAAAAATAAAATGGTATCCCTTAATGGCTGCGTTGGGGGCTGGGCCGCTCGGTGGAGAGAGGGAACCCACATTTCAAAAGAGCGACAAAAAAAACCAATCAAACTCACCGACGATCAAATTGTTCAAATCGCCGCGGGAAACATGAAAGACCCAAATGACGAATGAAACTCAAATCGAGTTATCTGAAGCGGTGGTAATCGGCACGTTGCTGGCAGGCGTGTTGCCGGAGAAAGAGGCAACCGAACTCTCTCATGCCGTCAAAAACTCAGGTGGATTAACGCTGTTCTGGAATCAAATTCACTGCGAACTGTGGCGGCGCATTGACGCGGCCTTGGCCGACAGAAAGGTCCCGTGGGCGTATGCCACACTAAAGCAAGTCGAGGATGTTCCGGTGTCCGACGTGTTAAAAATAATGAACGACCACGTTTCCGGGTCCATGATTGAGCAAGTGTACCTGCCGGAACTTGTGGCGGCGTCCAAAGACCGGGAAGCCCGCAGGATTTGCTCAGACGTGGCGGGGGGTGCAGACTTATCGTCCAACCTCCAAAAGCTCGCCAGAATCAATTTTAGAAGCGCGGCGGCCCATTCTCAAACCAAGTCAGAAGTCGCCAACGCCATTATTGACCAATGGGAGCAGGCGGCAAAAACGCCCGGTAAGATAACGGGAATTGATACCGGGTTGATTGACCTGAACAAAATCACATGGGGTTGGCAACCGGAAAACCTAATTATCATCGGGGCGCGGCCCAGCCGTGGAAAGACGGCGTTGCTCATCGGGTTTGCGCGCGCCGCCGCGATTGACGGCGGAGTGCCGACCTTGTTTGTGACACTGGAATCGAGTATCACAGAGTTGACCCGAAGACTGGCCTGCCAGATGTCTCAGTCGAATCAAATGAAATTGCGCGGCGGGGAACCGGGAGACAAAGACATCCCGGCTTTGGTGTCCGCGTTTGGGCAGATAAACTCAAAACCAATTCACTTCATGGATTGCAGCGGCCAGAGCATCGGCGCAATCCAGACGGCGGTTAAATCGTTTGTGTCAAACATGGGAATCAGGCTGGTGGTCGTGGACTATCTGCAAAAAATAAAACCCATGCAGCACAACGAGAAGAAAACTTACGAAGTCGCCCAGGCGAGCGAAGGATTGAAGATTCTGGCAAAGGAGTGCGGTATCCCGGTTGTCAGCGCGGCACAGTTGAATCGGGAGCCGGAGAAAAGCAAGGAAAAAGGCCGCGCGCCGAGACTGTCAGATTTGTCCGATAGTGGACAGATTGAACGGGATGCCGACGTGGTGGGATTGATTCACTGCGATGCTGGACAGTACTCCTTGATAATCGCCAAACACCGAGATGGGCCGGTGGGATTGGTAAAACTTCACTTCACCCCGGCGTGCGCCAGGTTTGACAACGCTGCGCGTGGCGACACCGACATCTATCAACCTCCGATGGCCGACGCATGAGCCTTCCAAAGTGCTGCGTCAAATACTGCCGTCGAGTCGTGCTGCCGACTGAGAAAAGCCCGATGTGCTCTCGTCACCGCAATGCCGCGTGGAAGGCCAAGAATCCACTGCGTTATTTCTTCGGCAAGCTCCGCAACAGAGCCAAGGAACGCGGAAAGGAATTGACCTTGACGTTTGAGCAGTATTGCGAATTCGCCAGGGAGACGGGCTACGATCAAATCGTTAATCGCGGGAAAACCGCCACCAGCCTGTCAATCCACAGGAAAATCAACACCGAGGGATACCACGCATGGAACATTCAATGCGTATCCATTTCCATGAACGCCCGGCTTGCGTTCGCACCTATACCCGAATCCTACCGTCAACAAATACTCGCGGAGGCCGCACAACGCGCCACCGCATAACCCAAAGGAACAATGCCAATTAAAACAATCCGCACGATGATATGTGACTGCTGCCAGCAAACGGCCGAACTCGAACTCCTTCCAAAACTCCCCCCGCCCGGCGACTGGCTTGTTCTCAAGGTGAAGTCAGGCAAAGACCAACGCGAGAAAATAGAATTGGCGATTTGCCCGAACTGCGTCGAGGCGATTAAGGACGCGCTGCCGGTCGATCAACCTCCCGTAAACCAAGGCCCCGCTTAACTCCCCGCTGTGAATAAACTCGACCTGATGCTGATGAAAGTCGGTGACACGATTCACTCCAAGCAGTACAGCCAAAGCGTCCTCTGGCAGACTGGTAAAAGTTGGCGGCGTAAATTCACCACCGAGAAAACCAAACATGGCACACTCAAAATAAGGCGAGTCAAATAAACCCCACCCCGAAATCGGCGTGAGGATTAGGGCTTGCGCCGGTTTGTGCGTTGTGGTAACGCTTCCGTCGTGCCGACCAAGCTGAGCGCCAAAGAGGAAGCCGCCATAAAGCGGGAAAACGCTCGCATTATCCGTTCTGACCTTAACCAGTGGGCGAGACTCAACGGTTACGAACCGGCGGCGCATCATAGGATGATGAACAATCTCCTGATGAAAGTTACGCGCAGGGAGATTAAAAAACTGATGCTGATTCTCCCGACTGGATGTGGGAAATCGGTTTACAGTTCTATTCTTTTTCCTCCTTGGTATTTGGGCCGGCATCCCAAACATGCGATTCTGGCGTGTTCGCATTCCGAAAGTATGGCGACCAAGTTTGGCCGGGCCGCTCGCAACGTCGTTGACCGTTTTGGCGAAGTTCTCGGTTACAAAATGTCAGAGTGGTCATCGGCTTCCGGTGAATGGGAAACCACGGCGGGCGGGGAGTATTTCGCCGCTGGCGTTACGCAGCGCATAGCTGGGCGCCGCTGCGACGCGGGATTGATTGACGACCCGTTCGGCTCCAAGGACGACGCCGACTCAGCCCTATACCGAGACAGGGTTTGGGACTGGTACGGCGACGATTTCATGTCCAGGCTTAAACCGGAAGCGGTGATAATCCTGATTACAACGCGCTGGCACGAGGATGATTTGGCGGGACGGTTGATGGCGCGGGAGCGCGGCGAATGGACAATCGTTGAAGTCCCCCGAGTGGTGGAAACCCCGACTGAAGAAACGAACGACCCGCTTGGGAGAAAGATTGGGGAAATGTTGTGGCCGGAGTATTTCACCATGGAGCAAGACACTGAATTGAGAAAGGACGCCCGTGCGTATCAGGCGAAGCAGCAGGGTAAACCTTCGGCAGAAACTGGCGCATTTTTCACCAGCGACATGCTGGTGGGTTACAATTCCTACGCGGATATTCCGGCTGAGGAGTCGATGCGGTTTTATTGCGCGTCCGATCACGCCGTCCGCACCAAGCAAATGAACGACCTCAATTGCTTCATCCCGTTTGGGGTGGACTCCAAAGGCGTCATTTGGATTCTTCCCGATGTGTGGTGGAAGCGAGGGGACACCGGCGAACAAGTTGACCAGATGTTCCTCATGGCGAAACGGCGCAATCCGATTTATTGGTTCTCTGGAAAAGACCATATCACCGGCTCAATTGGGCCGTTTCTTCGCACGCGCATGTCGGATGAGAACACGTATTTTGCCGTGGTTGAACTGTCCGACGTTGCTGACAAGATGAAAAAGGCGCAGGCGATTCACGGCATGTGTTCAATCGGAAAGGTTCGTTTTCCAAAATTCGACGCTTCATGGTGGCCGCAGGCGCGCGCTGAGTTGCTTTCGTTCCCGCACGGCACGCATGATGATTTTTGCGTGTGCCAAAACACCTCAATTCAAATGGCTGATGGCTCTCGAAAATCAATTGGAGCTATTAATCGAGGAGACGAAATTATAGGAGCAACAGGGAAAACAACCGTGATTGATTTCAGCGAGCGTGATTCTGCTGAAGTATTTCGATTTAGATTTTCCGATGGGTCTTTTTTGGATGCTACTCCAAACCACCCGGTGTTTGCCAGCGGAAGTTTTAAATGTATTGATGCGTTGACAAACGGAGACGAAGTTTCTACCATCCATTCATGGTTAGAGGATCGTCAAAAGCAGAAGTGGTGGAATATCGAGGGAATCGCTACCGAAGGTATCCACAATCCAAACGCCTCCACCTCCGGTCTTATTACGGAGCGTCCGAGCCGCGTAGAGGATTTTTACACCGACATATTTGGGAAGATTTTCACGGCAGGAAAGTTCCTGATGGATTTGCCATCCACCATAAGGACGAGAATACACTCAACAACTCAATTGAGAATTTGGAGTGCATGCCTCGCGGGGAACATCAGCGACAACATGTTTTATCAAGGCCATTTACCGAGCGACAGAAAAACCACTTGGCGTCCATTCGGCCAGCGGCAGCAAAGTGGCACAAAACGCCAGAGGGAAGAAAGTGGCATAGCGCGATGGTTAAATCCACTTGGTGTAAGCGAGTCCTCACAGAAAAGAATTGCGTCGAGTGCGGCGAAAATTTCAAGACGCCTTTTCCTACACGGGCAAAATTCTGCGGTGTCAACTGCGGGGCGCGTAACGCTCGCAAGCGTTACAAAGCTCAGGCCGCAGCCGGTCTTTAATCTTCTCACTTCCGATCACACCTACTTCGCAAATGGGATTCTAACCCATAATTGCGACGCGCTGGCTAA